TATTTGAAAAGTATCTAAGAACTTTACCAAGTACAAAAGAAAACTCATTAATCAAAAATGGTTTATTTACAGTTGTAAATAAATACAAAGCAAAAATGGTAGATCAAACTGGTGGATATGCTATTGAAGAACCAATTATGGGAAGATTAGGTGGCAATCCTACAAACTATGATGGAAGCACTGATATTGCTAAAGGAACAGAAAGAACTACTTTCCATCAAAGAAAAATAGCTTACGGAAGAGCAAAAGCTTGGGGTGAATATGATTTCACAACTGAAATTACTGGAAAAAACTTTAAAGCTGAAGCTGGTGAAGTAAAAGAATATTGGGATGAACAAAGACAAGGAATTGTTCTTGCAATATTAAAAGGTATATTTGGTATGACAGGTGGAGCAGATGGTGCATTTGTTGACAAACATACTTACGATATTTCTGAAGCAGGTGGAGATAATGCTAAATTAGGTGCTGATGCTATGAATAGAGCTGCTCAAAAAGCATTAGGAGATAAGAAAGCTGCTTTAAATATTGTATTTATGCACAGTGCAGTATCTACTAACTTAGAAGGACTAAACTTAATTCAATTCTTAAAATATACTGATGAAAATGGAATTGAAAGAGATTTAACTATTGGTACATTTAATGGTAGATTAGTAGTTGTTGATGATGAAGTTCAAGAATTAAATGGATATGATGAAGCAACTTCTGCTACTAGTGGTGCATTAAAAGTTGTATCAAGTTCACCATCTGACGGACAAATTCTATTAACTGATGTTAAAGCTAGTGATTTTTATCCAGATGATGTTGCAGCTAATGATTATGTAGTTGCTGCTAACAAATATGTAACTTATGCTTTCAAGAAAGGTTTCTTTGAATATGAAGATTTAGGTGTAGAAAAACCTGTAGAATTAGCTAGAAACGCTTATGAAAAAGGTGGATTTACAGATATGATTACAAGAATTAGAGAAATCATTGTACCTTACTTAATTTCATATAAAGGAACTGGTGCTGTATCACCTGCAAATAGTGCATTAGCTACTGGTTCTAACTGGGAGTTAGTAAACGATGGTGCTGCTGAAAACAAAGTATATGTTGACAATAAATTAATTCCAATTGTAAGAATAATTTCAAGAGGTTAATTTAATCTATAAAGGAGGACTAACTTATGGATAGTGAAAATATTGAATTAGAAAATGAAAACACAGAACCAGAAAATCCACAATTAACTCTATTAAAAGATAGAATTGAATATGCTGAGAATATTTTTGGTGATAATGAAACTTATGAAAATGTGTTAAATAGATTGCTAGAAGATAGCAAATATGTAGCACTATCCATAAGATACCCTTACCAAGATTTCTCAAATATGGAACTTCCTGACAAATATAAAAATTGGCAATTAAGATGTTGCCAAGAAATATATAATGGAATTGGAACTGAGGGTATTAAATCATATAGTGAAAATGGCTTAAGCTGGACTAGAGATAGTGGTTATATATCTTATGAATTAAGAAATGAAATAGAATCATTTGTTGGGTATATAGTAGAAAACGAGGTTGAAGAAAATGTTTAAACCAATTAATCATATTTTTCAAAATTGGAACAAAGATATGTATATTGCAACAAAAAAGGGTGTTATTTATGATAATTACAACAATGAAATTGTTGAATATAACAAACCTTTCTATTTTGGTAAAGTAAACTACCAACCATTAACTAGAAAAGATTTAGAAGCATATATAAAAGAATATGGTGAAACAAAAAATAATATAGTTAGTTGTTTAATAAATTATACAGATGATGGTAAATTTAAAGCATTTGATTTAGCTTATTTGTATGGTGCTTCACCAGATGGTGAAATACCTGATGAAGAATTAACTCAAGTACAAAATGGTGAAACAATTAAAATTGATCCACCGGGAAGTGATACTAGATATGGTTCTAAAGCCAATTACATTGTTAGAAGTTATAAACCACAAAATACTAAGATTATGGTTATATTTGAAGAATTAGTAAAGGAGGAAAATTAACATGAATAAAGTTAAAATTAAAGATATTAAAACTGGTGCTATTTTAGAAGTAAAATCAGCATTAGCAGATGATTACATTGGAACTGGAAGATTTATTCTTGTTGAAGATAATAAAGAAGAAGAAAAACCAAAACCAAGCTTTAGAAAAGAAGAATAAAATGTTAGATACACAAATTAATATACAAGGTTTAAAAGGACTTCAAAACCATATAGATTTTGTAGATAAAATGCTTTCAATGAAAACTGATGGTAATTTTCAAAAATATATTCAAGATAAAGTTCTTGAAATAGCACATAAAGTTACTGATGAAAGATTAATTGGTGGTACTACAAATGATGATGCAATAGAATTATATAAATCAAATCATAAAATAAGAGAAGAAGAACAAGGTTTTATCTTATATAATGATACTCAAATCCCAGCTGAAGTTAATGGTGTTCAAAATAATATAGAAAATTATCCTAATGGAATGTTTAATGTAGCTTTAGCTTTTGAATATGGTGTTGGAATAATAGGACAAAATACTCCAAGTAATGATGGTGCTTGGGCATATAACATACAAGGTTATAACTTTGGGTGGATATTACCACAAGCTGTATCAGGTGAAGTAGGAATACAAACTGCAGGTTATATGGGATTTGAAATATATAGATATATTGCAATAGAAGTTGAAAAACAACTAAAAAAATGGGTTGAAGAATATTATAGAAAAGAGGTTAAGTAAATGATTGATAAATATGAAGAAATATTTGATAGATATAAAAAGTTTATTGAAGAAAATTCACAATACAATGCTAGAGTTGTCAAATACAACACGAATACCTCTACCTATTTTCCTTTAATAACTTGTACATTAAGTGATAACAAAGACACTGATTATTGTAGTTTAGGAAAAGAGGAATATTATGAATCTCATTACTTTACTATAAATATCTTTACTAAGGACAAACAGGTGCAAAATCAAACTGTTGCATCTGATACAATAAATAGGGAATTATGTAAATTAACTACATATTTCTTTGGGGAAGAATTAAATATGAAAAAAACTCTAAATAAACCTACCCCTAATTTAGATCAAAGCATTTTAAGAAGAACACTTCAATTTCAATGCTTAATAGGTAATGTTAGAGGAAATATAATAAGGAGATGAAAAAATGGCTTTTAATAGTATTGAAGATAGAGCATTAAGCGAACATCGTGGTAGTGCTTTACTAATGAAAAAGGCAAATGGAAAATATTCTATTTTGCTTCCAGTTGAAGGTACTGGTGAAAATGGTTCTACTCCAGCACAATTAGATAAAACAGCTATTGGAAACTTACAAGCAACAAGTGTTGAAGGTAGAGCTGAAAACCCTCAAAAAACTATACCATTCTTCTTACATAGAGATAATATTAAAATCCTTGATAGCATAGCTGGAGAAACTCATGACTTCTTAAGATTACTTCCAGACTTTACAGGATTTAGATATTCAGGACAAGTAAGTTATATGGCAAACAATACTGATGTAGGTTCTTTAGAACAAGGACAAATTACAATAACTCCAACTTCTAAAGATGAGTATGTTGAAAATTGTTATGGTTTAGTAGAAGATACAGTTGTATTTACAAATGCAATTGATGAAGTAGTTCACTTATCTGCTAGTTCAAGTGCTGCAAACCATACAAAAGCATACACATTAAGTACAAATCCAAGTGGTGCTACTTATACAGTTTCTAGTGATACAACAGGAACTGCAACAGTTGCTATGGGTTCAAGTGCTACTGCCAATGTATGTACAATTACAGCAGTTGCTGCTGGTTCTGCAATCATAACAATTACAGCTTCAAAAACAAATTATGCTTCATTTAGTAGAAGTGTATTAGTAATTGTAGAATAAAAATAAAGTGTTTTAAGACACTTTTTCCTTTAAATGATAAATATATCAAGAAAAGTCTAAAAGTGTCTTAATTCACATAAAAATAAGTTTAAAATGGAAAATAGGAGATTAATATAATGAAGAAAAATGAAATAATTGAATTAAATGGAAAAGAATATACTTTAGAATTAAATAGAGATAGTTTTATTAAGATAGATAAATTATGTAATATATCAAAATCATTAGAAATAATAAATAGAAACTTTTATGAATATATGGATGATGTTGAATTAAGTGATGATTATAATCCATTAGAAGATAGTTCAATGGAAGATTTAAATGAAGAAAAATTAGAAGAAGAAGTAAATTTAAAAGAACAAACTTTACATAGATTAATAGAAAGGTCAATGTACCTTTGGTTATATCCTAATCATAAATTAAGCATTAGTGAAGTAAAAAAATTACTTGAACCTTATTATGAAGATGAGAAAAA